TCTATTATCAATACTAAGCTTAAGTTCATTGTTTACAAAATCAAGGGTTAAATCTTTAGCTTTTTTTGCTTCTGATTTCGTTCTTACAAAACATATAAAATCATCCATATATCTAACATAACTTATAGGTTTCACTTTGTGTCTAATATACTTATCAAGTTCATTAAGATACAAATTTGCGAACAATTGACTCAGCAAATTACCAATAGGTATGCCCTTGTTTCCAAAACCATTGCCTATGAACTTCTTTAAAAGCTCTATCACTTGCTTGTCTTTTATATGCTTTTGTAAAATAATCAACAAAACTTCATGATTTATTGAAGCAAAATATTTATCAATATCAAGTTTTAAATACCAAGTAGCATTTTTATCTCTCATAAACCTTTGGCAGCTATTTCTTGCATATTCAACACCTTTATCAACTCTACAAGCACATGAATAATTATCCATCTTATTATCAAGATATGGCTCTATCACTGTATATATCATCTGCTGTACTAGTCTATCTTCAATGTATGGGGCATAGATATTTCTTTCTTTTGGTTCTCTTACTATTAAAGTTCTATATCCTTTAACTTTGTATGAATCATCAACAATAGAATTTCTAATTTTCAAGATATTACCCATTAAATTACTTTCAAATCTAAGCATAGAAACATCTTCTGAATGTCCTCTCCTTATTAATCTAAAAGAATTTAAAGCATTTTCAATAGTAATAATTTTCTCAAAAACTTTTCCCATAACTTCCTCTTTTTATATGACTTATTGACAACATTTCACTTATAGCTAGTGTTGTTCAAGCACTTTTTTCGTCCCAAAGGATACAGGTCGCATTTTTACCCTATAAACATACATCACAGAGTGCTTACACTCTATGCTTCAACTTTTGTTTACAGTCTGGACGGAACCCAACATTACTGTTCGAGATAGAACGCTCATTGTTCAGATTGAGAGCGAACAGACCAGCATTGCTCCCATTGTTCCAATTCCCACCACGGATGGGCAACATATGAAAAATACAACCTAAAGCTTGGTAAACCAATCACCTATCAATCTACCTACTTCATCTATCAAGCAAGATACATATTCAAATCTTTTTTCATTTATATATTTGTTTTCAAAAGAGATTAAAATATTTTGTCTTAACATCTCATGCTCTATATCTAAGTCTCTTAAATCAGTTTTTTTGTGATACTTTTTTCCAGTTACAATAACCATCCTTTGGATAAAAGTTACATTGGCTCTTATCTCTCCAGCCAATGCAAACTTTTCATATCTTGGATAATTTCGTAACATCACATTAATATACTTTTTAAGGTCTCTTATTTTTTTCTCAAGCAACAGATGTCTATCTTGCAACTCTTTACTCCTTCACTATCGTTCAGTCAAACATCATTACATTATAAAGGCTGGACGGAACCCAACATTACTGTACGAGATAGAACGCTCATTGCCCAGAAGGAGAGCGAACAGACCAGCACCGCCCCCACCGTTCCAATCCCCACCACGGATGGGCAACCTTTCGCCATAGTTTCTCATCCATATAGCACCTTTTTGACCAGCATCACCATAAGGTGCTACACAAGCTTGTTTGAGGCTATCTGGAATTATTACTCCTGTTGCTGTTGTCATATCTTTCCAATTTGGAATATATGCATAGCTATCAGGTGTTAATGGTGTTGATAGTGTGTCATTCAATACTGGGTCTCCATCATCGCCACTACCATCTCCAGCTGCTGTAGAGTCTAAAAATATACCAGTATCATTCCATTGTGCTTCATCAAGAGCATAGTTGTTATCAGATGGCATAAATATTTTTCCATCTACAACTTTCAGACCATCATTCCATTCCCAAACATTCCCAACCAAATCAGCGATACCAGCATAACTGTTGTCGTGTCTCCAACTTGCTGGTCCGCTACCGCTTAGTGTTCTTGCAGCTCCTCCAGCTGATGGTGCCAATCCATCTTGTCTTACACCAGTCTCATATGTCGCTTCATGGCTTCTGCCATAGTTAGTATTCCCTCTTGGTTGATACCCATTTTTTAAAGCCCACAAAGCAACTGCTGCCCATTCCCAGTTGGTCATCATATGCCAACCTTGACCTTTGTTTTTACAATACTCTTTAGCTTTATCGAATGTTGTATATGTTTTTTGGTCAAGTCCGGGAAGTGAAACAGCACGATTATCTTTTACATGGGCTTGATGTTGCCCTATAAAAATCTCACTTTTTTCAACACCACCTACTACGAATGCGGGGTGAACACCACTCCCAAGTGCTGGGTCAATATCTTCTACCTTAAACTTAGGTATAACATGCATATATGACGGATAACCTTTATCATCGTATAGAACTGTAACTTTTCCACCAGTACTAGCTTCAACACTGGCTCTTAATGTATCTTTTGTAAAAATCGTTGGCATTATAATTCTCCTTGTATGTTTTGATTTTCATCTTTTTGTATTGCCCATAGATTTAGCTTTACAGCTTCAGTATCTAAGGCAACTCTAACTCTTTCATAGACCACTTCACCATTATCGTCAGTGTTACCACTGTCAATTTCTCTATATTGCGCTGGTGGAACTATAATGTTTGCAACAAATCTGTCATCATCTTTTATATCAATGATATTTTGCTCATCTTCTTGCAAACTTTCCAAGTCATATGCAGTGCCATTAACATTTAAAACAGCACCATCAAGTGAATATTCAACATACTCACCACTATTCATTTTTTCTATTATCACAACAAACCTCCCTTACAGATTTAACTTTTTAACAGTCCATCTAACTTTTACACTATCAGCAGTGCCATTTAGATTTATGTTAAAGCCATTTTTTGCACGATTTGAGGCATAACAGTATCCAAGTTGAAAACCACCGCCCTCAAACTCTAAAATATCAACCTCAATACTGTAATCAGTATCCAACAAGTCAAATTCCAAAGGAACATAAACAAAAGGGGCATTAACTAGCACTTTTGGATAGTTCGACTCAATATGTCTCAAATCAGTCAGCGTACAATCTTCCAAATATGGATTTGTAGCTTCAGTAGAGTTTGCTGGTACTGTTACTTTGTATAAAGTCAATCCATTTTCAGGAACAACTGCACCTAAATCAGTACAATCTACTTGGATATCTCCATTGCCATCTATCCAAAGATATGCATAACAATATTTCGTTTCATTTGAAGTGTTTTGTGGGACACTTGCAGTATTTGGCATATCAAAGATTGAATAAATACGACCATGCATAAATAAAACACCATTTGCTAAAGATAAATTTCTTGTTGCTGTTGATGATTTACTTAATGAACACCCTTTCTTAATCCCACGATTGAATATAGTAGATACTCCACTTTGTATCCTTTTTGTAAGAGTTTTTTGTATCTCTTTGTTAGCCATTGAAGCCTCATCAAGAGCAATTGAAGCAGTAGAAAATTGTTCATTTAAAACGACATCAAGTTCTTGTCTTGTTACATAAGGCATATCCTCAAAAATAACACTACTACTCTCCCCAGCTATTGGTACTTTATAATGAACTGTGCCACCAATACCACTTGTTTTTTGAAACCTCGGCATAGAACTTACAGCAACCAAAGTTTCTGCTCCATTGCTTGGGTCTATATGAATAAGCCCACAAGCACCAATCCATCTTAAATCTTCAAAATCATAAGGAATAGGACACTCAAAAGTTAAAGTCCCTTTATCATCAAAATATGCTCTTGAAATATCAAACTTTCCAACCATATATCCATTAACACTGCTAAGTGTTGATGTTTCGTCAAAAGGAACATTGGAACCACTGCTACCTGTACCCAATAAACAAAACTTTTTAACCTCTTCTCTAAGGTTATTTGAGAGTATCCCAACACCTTGATTTGTAGGTAAACCACTAACCGCCATAAAATCCTCCTATATATCTAAATTCACACTATTTGCATTTACGAAAAGTGTTGTTGTTGTAGTATTTAGTTTAATGCCACCATCATAAAAATCCATATCTAACAAACCACCATTTTCAATTTCAACACCTCCATTTACTTCATAATCTTTTGAATAATCCAAATGAAACACATCAGGGCTATTTTGAGAAAAATCCATAATAAAAATAGCACTTGGACTATCCGTCATTTTTGTACTTACAACAATTGGTGGAATAGGTAAGTGCATAACATCACTGTCGTTGTAGCTAAAATCAAGTCTCATATTTGCTATAGCTTGATTTTTGACATTGCTAAAACGCTCTACATCAAAAAAATCTCTTCTTGTCTCAACATCAAAAGCTGAAGCAGTTTGTGAAGTTAATTTTGCTTCTTTGCCAAATTCAATAATGGCACTAAAATCAGCCTTGTAGTTGTTGTTTGCTTTGCAAGAAAAGTTTGAAGATTTGTCAATATCTAAACCTTTAATATAATCAATATCTACAGATAATGCTGATAATTCTTCATATAAAGAACTTGTCTCAACATCAAAATCTATTTCATATTTGCTTCTTACATTTTTATAAACATCTATTAGGTTTGCTAATTGATTAATATTCGGAAATTGCTGCTGAATATCTATTTTGATTTTAAAATAATATGGTTCACCACCATATTCAAACCATTCAGATACATCAGCTTTAACATCGAGAGCTGCTAAAATTTCCTCAATCGCCCATATTGTCCCTTTTTTTTGATGTAACAATAGTGATGATTTAATTAGTTTTCTTTTTGACTCAATATTTAAATTATCATCCCAAAAATCAACCTTAAAAGCATAAGCCAAAAATGGTAAATACTTTTCATCACAAATATCAGGATTTGCCAAAGTCTCAAAAGCTTTTATTTCACTTTGTAATGTATCAATTACATCACCAGCAACCATATCTGCACTATGTAGTTTTATATCCTCAAATGATGGTATAAGTGATTGTGTTGCCACTATTTACTCCTATCTCATTATCACCGATAACTACATTTGATGATGGGGTAGTAATAACAACCTCTTTAACACCATCAACTTTTAAAAAATCATTGATCTCACTAAGCGTTATATCTATGCCTATTTTTTCAAGCGATTTTAAACCAGCTTCTAAACTAGCTACTGCATTACTATAAATGAAAGCTGTTTCTTGATTTGGCAGTATTTTAAGCTCTGCTGTTACACTGAAAGGTACTTCAGTCGCTTTTGCCACTACTACATTGTCGGTAAGTGGTCGCACCTCTTTAGCATTTAGTTTTTCGACTATCCTATCTTGCATAAGTTGGTCGGCATTTGCACTGTAGTAAAACACATTTACCACACCAGCCCCACCATTTAAAACTCTCACATCTTCAACTCTTTCATCCGCATTAAAAGTAAAGCTTTTGTAGGTCTCTTCGCTTCCTGCTGTTGATTTATCAGCCATAGATAAAAGTATTCTTCGCCTTAGTTTTTCATCGCTTTCTGGATTTGATCCGTTTGCAAATGCTTCAATTGCTTTTGCGCTTACAACAAATGGCATAGGTGTAGTAATCACTTCAGTTTTTATTTCACTTGCTTGTGTTTCAAGTTGTAGTTCAACTGTTCCAGTAGCTTTATTTTCGCCCGCGAAAATTGTTACATCATTTAAAAGTCTTGCTTCATAAGTGCTTGTTTCATCTGTTAAGACTAAGTTTTTTGGTATCACCACATCTTGACTTAAAATATCACTTAAACTAAACTCATAAACTGCATAAGGCTTAGAACCTTTCAACCTCTCAACACCATAAAACACTGCATAATTATCAAGATTTGCACCAGTAGAAGTAGATAAGAAAAAAGCATTAGCCAAGTTGTTAAACTCGGCTCTTAGATAAAGTTCCCTATATGCAAAAGCTTGAAGTATCAAGCTAAACTCATCGCTCTCTAACGGCTCCCAATCAGGCACTAAAGTTTTAAAGTTTTCTATATTTTGATTTAAAATCGCTTCATAGTCTAAAACTTGCATCACTTTAGGTTTTGGTAAACTTTCTATATTAATCATTTGCTACCTCTACTACCTCTCCGTTATCTAGCGTAACAAGAAGCGTTACCACACCACTTACTGGCTTTATTTTAAAATCTACATTTTCGACTTTTACTCGTGGTTCAAATCTGTTTATTGCCTCATATATATATTTTTTAGCCAATAGTTTATATTCTTCATTAAACTCTCTATCTCTAAGAGTGTAAAGCATACTTCCAAAATCAGGTCTCATTGTTCGTACACCAAGAGGAGTTTTTAAAATGCGATTGATACTTGTTGCTATATCTACTTTATACACATATGCTCCTAATTTGGTGGAGTTGTTGTCGCACCACCACCGTAATGATCGCCTGCTGTTTGAGTGTGGGTATGCGTTTTATCTATAGTAGTGCCATCGTGTGTTACACTACCACCTACACAGTTTGTGTTATCTGCTTCTATAGATATGTTTTTTGCTTTTATCTTTATATCTTTTACGCAATCTATTTTTAAAAGCTTAGTTTCTGTGTCATAGGTGATAACAGTTCCATCTTCAAACTCTACTCCAGTAGTTGTATTGTTTGCCCATAGCGGCTCTTTTGCACTTTTGTTAAAGATGCTTCTTAATATAAACCCGCTGCTCGCCTCACCAAAAGGACTTATGACAACAACTTGCTCACCAACCCTTAAAGGGAAGTAAACTTTAAAAAAGCTATTGACTAAGCTAAGAGCTGGTAGGAAGTCTGTTTCTCTATCTCCCAATTTCACCCTTGCCAAGCTTTTACCATCAATGCTCTTTGTTTGTGTTATAGTTCCATAGTTTGCTATGTTGCCAATAAGTCTTTTTAGTTCAGATAGCATTTACTGCTCCCATCTCCTAGTAAAATAGGTGATGCTAAACTCGCATCTAACACCACCATAAACACTATCTTTATGCTCAACCAAAAACTCACTACCAAGATATTTACAATCATAATTTAGCTCTTCTTCTAATTTGCCAAAAGCTTGTAGCACATCGCTTGTAACTTCTCGCATATCCCAAGTTGCATTATCTTTGCTGTTTACAGCTATATCGATCTCAACTTTTAGAGTATGCTGCAACGTTTGACTATCATTAGCTTCATCTGATACATCTCTTACTATGATTGCTGGATATTGCCCCTTTTCTAATGGTTTATCTAGCCATTCATAAACATTTGTGCCAGCTTCACTATAAAAACCATTTGCACTACTAATTTTTTGCATTTGTTCAACTATTTTAGTTACGATTGATTGTCTAACCATCTTGTCTATCCAAATACACTTTAGTGGTGTTATCGTTTTGCTTATGTATCTCAATTACACCAAATGTTTCACCATCGATAACAAATATAGATTTATGATTGATATTAGTAGCTTCTGATGTTGCTAATTGTAAAGATGGCACAGTTGCTTCTACACCATTGTATTCACCCTTATCAAGTATCACATCTGTAGTTTCGTCAAAGATTACCTTTAAAATTTCACTTACACCAGCGAAATAATGCACAGCTTCAACGCCAAATTCATCTAAGTTAAAACAAGCTTCTAAGTCTTTATCGATCATAGCTCTCAAACTCATTACTTACTCTTCATCCTCTTCAGCTAAAAAGTTATTTACCAGCTCAATGATTTCTGCCTTTGTTGCGCTCCCTGGTACATCAATACCTAGTTCGTTTGCATACTCTACTAGATCATTTTTTTTCATATCTTCGATTGCCACAGTAGTATCTTCAGTTACATCAACGCTTGTCTCATCTGTAGCAACTCCACGATTGATAAGCTCTTGTGCTTCTCTCTCATTTACCTCTACTTCATCACCCTCTTTATACATTACACCTCTAACATATAGAGATGTAAGCATAATTACAGTTACTTTTTTGCCCATCATTTATCCCTTACTGGTCAATGTTTGTAGTTGCAGAAAAAGCTTGTGCATATCTAACACCAACATCAACACTCTGGAAAGCTCTTATCACAATTCCACCACTATCTGCTTTTTCATAAGGATCCACCATTATGTCAAGCCCGCCCCAAAGTCCTGTAATAAGCTGAGAAAAATCACCTAAGATCATAGTATTTGCACCAACTTGATTGGTAGTATGAAAGCTAAATCCATTTACTTTATTATCTTCAAGCAAATATCTACCAGTGCCACTCTCTTTTTGAGTAGTTTTAAGTTTTCCTGCAACTTCAGCACCTGCAATATAGTGTAGATTGTCTGTCTCAATATTTTCAATATCCATTTTAGTTTGGAACTCAACTACTTTAGCCCAGCTCAAACCACCAGCAGCTGCTGAGCAATCAACAGCACCAATCCCAGTGGTATTTAAGATCCCAAGTGGCTGGCCATTTGTACCAGTGCCACTAATAGCAGCTTTATCTATTGCAAGTGCGATATTTGCCGCTAGATCATTCATTACTAATCTCTCTATATCAGGATTCCCTTGAAGTAACATCTGTCTTGTATATCCACTTTTTGCACTTACTGTTTTTGGTGTCAACTGGATAAGCCCAAGAGCTAAATCACTAGCAGTTGTATCTGCTCCCTCCTCGATCCAGTAGGCAGTTGCACTTCCTATTTGCTTAGGAATTGCTATATTTCCGCTTAATCCACTTAGAACTTGTCCACCAAGTTTAGAGATAACAAGTCTGTTTCTAAGAATTTCAATAAAACTTGCCCCTCCTGTAGAAGTTTGAATAATACTATCGGCCCCAGTTGTAGTAGTTGCTATGTCTCTTTGTAAGACTTGGTGCGGTACATAAAAACCTCTACTATCTTTGCCTAACATTTTTGCTACAGCATTACTTGCTTCTCTCTCAAGCCCAGCTTTTGACCAATCGCCAGTTATCGCGGCTACCAATGCTCTACTAAAAGAGTACTCTTTTACTTCACTCTCGCTCATTCCAATATCTGTAGTTTTAGTGTCTATTGGCTTTAATGTAGAGTTTGATTTTAGCTCTTCCAAAATGACTGCTCGAAATTCATCTATACTCATTCCAGATTCGATTGCTTTTTCAGCCTCTTTTTCTTTCTTAAAATGAGAGCCTATAGCACTGATCTCTCTTACTCTATGTCTCTCAGCTTTTCTTGCTTCAGCTTGAACTGCACTTACATCAACTGTTTTTTCTTCTTTTGGTGGCATTTTCTTATCCTCTCCTTGTTTTGAATTTAAAATTTTTACCTCTAACTCTTTCAAGTCATCAGCATTACGACCTACACCAACTGTGTTGTCAGCTGGAATTGAAACGATTGATATTTCGAAAGGTTGCCATTTAGTTACTCGGTAGGTATCCACACCATCCTTTTCACTCTCAAGCTTCATTTCGTCTATCTGGTATCCCACAGATACATTTTTCATTATTCCATCAACCACATCACTAAATACCTCTTTAGCTTTTGCACTATTGCCAAATCTAACAAGTGCTACGCCTCTTTTATCTTCAACTTTTGCATACTCTACAACTCCAATCACTTCATCTCTGTTGTGATTAAAAAGCAGTGGTGCAGAGTTGTTAAGTCTATCCATATTTACTGATGTGGTTGAGTGGTCCAAGATTTCTATACCCCACCATCTTTCGTAAGGTTCTTCACTACTAAAACTAAGTTCTACTGTCCTCTTTTCTTCATCAAAACTTTTAAACTCTATATTCCTATATTGTGGTTTAAGCTTCATTTTTTTTATCCTCTTCTTGTTCTATTTTCATTGTTTCAGCCATTACTTTTAGTAGTTCAGCTTCACTAATTGTTGTAATCCCATACTTAGCTCTTAGCTCTTTTTCTTTTGCCAACTGCTGATACATCTCTTCTAAATCAATACCCATTTCACTTGCTATTTGTGTATGAGTTTTTAATCCCTCTTTCACTGCTAAGATATTTGCTTGCATATCTTTGAGTGGATCCACCCAGCTAAAACCTCTATATATCCAAGTTGGACTATTGAACTTATCAAACTTATAATACGGGAGCTTGACTGCTCCAAACAACAGTGATGTTTCTAACCAACTACTGAAAACATCATCAAGTAGATGTTCGCTTAGCCATTTTTGTAAATCTTTCCAAACTTCCCGCTCTTCTAAAACTCCACTTCTAAGGCTCGAATAATTCACACCCTCCAAATCATTTGCTAAAGTGTTGTAACTTACATCAAGTCCACTGGCAATGCCCCTTAAAACAACTTTAATAAAATCTTTAAATGCAGTTGATGGGTGCTGAGGATCGTAAGATTTAAAATCCCACCCTTGCGGTAGCACTTCAAATTCGCCAGGTGTAACTTCGTTGACAGGTGTACCATTTTGCACAGTATCACCAGCATATTCACCATCATTTTCTTTTTGAATATAAAAACCTGCTTTACTTGCACCAAGCCTGGCCCCTACAAGTTCAGCCTCTTCATATCCATTTATCATCTTCATTCTGGTCATTGCAGTATGCATCCAGGGTATTCCTCTGGTCGCACTAATTCGAATAGGTATAAAAAGATGTATTATCTCTTCTGCTGGTATTCTCTCTCTTGTGACATCATAGGTTCCTATTCCTATATTACCAGGGTGACTTTTGTGCAGATGGTATGCTATCGGCTTATTCCATTGATCATACTCAATGCCCATATATATATTTTTATCTCTATCTGTATATTGTTCGTCTAAGTGGTCAGCTTCAAGCAGTTGTAATGCAAAACCAAACTCATTATCAAAACCTTTCACTTTTCTAATGAGCACTTCACCATCTTCAGCCATTGTTCCAATAGCCATCTTTTGAATATCTACAAAAGAGTATCTGCCAGTAACATCACAAACACCTTTTTTACTCCATTTTTTAAAAGCTTTCTCTATTATTTCGTTCGCATTTTTATCAAGATTTCCATTTGTGTCTTTTGCTTGATTTTGCAACCTAATACCGTTGTTCCCAACTACATTGGTTTTTAACATTCTTTTGAATTTTTTAGCATAGTCATCGTTCCGCATTAGCTCACGACTTCTGGATCTAATTGATTTTAAATCTTTTTTTATGTCTATGTCAGCAGTAGTATTTGAAGCAACCCAGCTCGCATAAAGATTGCTTGTAGTTGCAGCATTAAAAG